ATGCGGAAAGACAGAAAAAAAGAAAAACCACTCCAAGGACACCTATAGATAGGGCTAGAACGCTTATGCATTGGGCGATTAGATTAGGACATCTGATAAGACCAAATAAATGTGAAAAATGTATGAAAGAGGGTAAACCCGAAGGACATCACGATGATTATTCAAAGCCATTAGAGGTTAAATGGCTTTGTAAGATTTGCCATTATCATACCCACAATAAATTACTTTATGTGAAACCATGACGGTACCAAACAACTCAAATACATATTTACCTGGTGTAATTGCAATACCCAGCTCATTGATGATTACCGGGATAACTCAATCTAATCCAATGGTGGTTACAGTGAGTGTAAATTCAGTATCGGAAGCCGACACATATATTCCAGGGCAACTAGTGAAATTGACAGTGCCGGTGACGTATAAAATGATACAGGCAGATGGCCTGATTGGTCAGGTATTAGATAACACAGGCTTAAACATCACGCTAAACATTGATTCCAGCCTATTCGACGCTTTCGTTGTTCCTAGTGGGAACGTGATCCAGCCGGCAAGTTTTGCTCCTTCAGGTTCCAGGAACCTTGCTTTTAGTAACTCCACAAACCAGATAGGCTTTCAAAGCCTAAATAACACGGGGAATTGACATGCAATTAACAATGTATACAGCAACAGGCGAAGCGCATGGGCTAATCAATACGCTGACAAACTCATGCGAAAATAATGATTTTAAACACATGAAGCCAGACGTTAAAGCAAAGTTAGAAAAAGAAAAAAAAGAAGATTCCAAGATCGAAAAATATGAGTATGTAAATCGGCAAGGCAATCACGAAAGGCTTACCAAACCTTATTGCAGATATGCCGGAGACCCAATTCAGATGTATCATTTAATACCTGGAAGGGTTTACGAGCTTCCAAAAGGTTTCGCTAAGGAAGTTAACGAAATGAGAAAAATTAACCGCTCAGGGCTTTTAGAAGTTGATGGAGTAAAAGTTACAAAGGATGGATCTCCTTTAGATAAAGATATAGATGGAGAGTGGGTTCATAAACTTGTCCGTGCGGAGTAAATAAAATATGACAGCGGTTTCACCTGGCGATCAGACGGTTGCTTTTATAAGACAAAAAATAAGGCGATTAACAACGTCGTCAAGTGAATCCGCTTTATCCACGGCATCCATTGACCAGTACATTAATAATTTTTACAACTCTGACTTCCCATATGCAATCAAGATAGATCAGCAACGCTTCGTTTACACTTTTTACACCCGACCATATATTGACAGATATCCTGTAGATGTAAACTATTGCCAGGGATTTCGAGCTCCTCTATATGTAGAAGGCATTTTAGGCACATTTTTTAAAGACCGTACTCAATTTTACAACTTATGGCCAAGATGGCCGACAAAGTTTCAGCAGGGCAATGACACGATCACAGGTAATATAACAGCTATTGCCCAACCTACAAATCCAACACAAATAACCAGTACAGCTCACAATCTAACAACCGGCGCTGTCATCACAATCTCAAGCGTTGGCGGGATGACCCAGCTTAACGGAAACACCTACACAATCACGGTCATAGATGCTAACACTTTCTCCCTGGATGGAATTGATAATACAGCATTTGGAGCTTATACATCAGGGGGATCTTGGACAACCATAGATCAATCCTTCTCGTTCACTATTCCCGGCCCTTTTTTAAGCAAAGAAGTGGTCATTGGCGGAGTTGATTCATTTGGCAATGCAATCAGCATAAACGATGATGGCAATGGCAATTTGCAATATATCACGCCAAACCCTCAAACAACCGTTCCGCCGTATACGGATGTCTATACAAGTTTAAATGCGCCGACAGCAAGCGATATAGGCAAGCCAATCCCTGGGATGCACAATCAAAATACAGGCAATCCAGGGTTAAATACCTTCGTCAATATTGGAACCGTTGACTATGTAACAGGACTAATAGATTTTCTTTTACCAGGAGGCGTTTCTTTGGCAGCAGGAACGCTTCTTACAGTATGGGTATCTCAATATCAGACTGGCCGACCTTATTGTGCGATGTATTGGAATAATGAAATCACCATTCGCCCCGTGCCAAAACTAATACATAAGATCGAAATCGAAGTCTATATGACACCCGTACAATTCATGCTTTCTACAGATAATCCTATTGTTTCGCAGTGGGCGCAATATTTGGCTTATGGCGCAAGCATGGAGATACTAAGAGACCGTCAAGATATGGAAGGGGTTGAGAATCTTCGTGAAGGATTTATGCGTCAGGAAGGGCTTGTTTTGGAGCGCCAAGGCATTGAAGAGATTGGGCAACCCAACTATCAACTATTCAATTCAACGCAAGCCTACTCCATTTATGGGGGTTTTGGCGGCACCGGCTGGGTTTAATGGCGGGATATCGACCAACCTACATCAAAGGGATGGAAACGGGGCTTGTCCAAAATCGCGAAGAATTCATTCTTCCGAACGATGCTTACCCCATTCTAGAAAATGCTTTCGTATGGCGCGAACGTATCAAAAGAAAACAAGGTTATGAGCTTCTTGGGAGATTAAGAAGAGTTTACACTCTTTCAGCGATCGGCGTTAGCGGAGCTTCTCCCTGGACGTTCAATCTTTTTACATCTGTTGCCCCGCCAATCTTAGAATCAGCAAGAGAAATTGAAGTTGGTTCAGTCATAATCAACATCGGGGCAACCCAATTAATCGATCAAGGCGATGGCACGCTTGCGACAAGTCCGGTAAGTGGTGTGACGGGTGTCATAAACTACATTTCGGGTGTAATAACGATTACGGGTAATGCTGGCGGGGTTGCAACGACCGCAACCTTTAATTATTTCCCTGGCCTTCCTGTTATGGGTCTTCGTTCAAGAGAGCTAGATAATATCAATAATGAGCAGCTTGTTGCATTTGATACAGTTTACGCCTACAAATTCGGCGCAAGCGGATGGGAAGAATTTATTCCCGGTACTATCTGGTCGGGAAACGATTCCGATTTCTTTTGGTCAACAAACTATTGGGTTGGCGATAACGATAACAAGATCTTTTGGGTTACAAACTTCTCCGGCCCTACAAAAGATCCAATGCGTTACACAAATGGTACCGCTTGGGTAGACTTCGCGCCCACGATAGATTCTGTTGGTAACAAGCTTAATCAATGCCTGGCAATGCTGCCTTTTAGAGGAAGGCTTGTTACTTTCAATACATGGGAAGGCATGAATCTGGCCGCATCAGTACAGCAACGTCAGCGTATTAGATGGGCAGCAATCGGCAATCCCTTTAATGTGGCAAGCGCTATTGTTTCAACGCCTTCGCCAGATGCTTGGAGAGATGACATCCGTGGTAAAGGTGGATTTCTAGATATTCCAACAGCAGAAGACATTGTGGCGGTGGGTTTTGTACGAGATAATCTTGTTATCTATTGCGAACGTAGCACTTGGCAGCTTCGTTATACTGGCCGCTCTATCGCTCCATTCCAAATTGAAAAAGTAAACACAGAACTCGGCGCTGAAAGCACATTCAGCGCTGTTCAATTTGATACAAGTCTTGTTGGTATTGGAGACAAAGGGGTTGTCGAATGTGATAGTTATAAATCTGAAAGAATCGACATCAAGATTCCCGATCTTGTTTTCTTTTTCAATAATGATGCAAACGGCCCAAAAAGGGTGCATGGAATACGCGACTTTCAACAAAGATTGGCTTATTGGACATATCCCTATAAACCCGACGAAGAAGAGACGGACATATTCCCTAACCGCAGATTAGTCTACAACTATGAAAATGATTCATGGGCGATATTCACTGACTCATTAACTACACTTGGGACCTATCAACCACAATCTGGAAGACGTTGGCAGGATTACACTCGCCCGACAATCGACACGTGGCAGAATCAAAATTATTCATGGATCAATAGACCCTCCCTTTTTCCAGCAATTGTAGGTGGTAATCAGCAAGGGTTTGTTGAATTCCTGGACAGCCAAGTAAAAAATGACGTTAGCCTAACTATTGCAAATATTACAGGCAATGGCATTTTACCGACTGATCTTCCAGTTAGAATAAACTCGCCCAGCCATAATCTTGAGACCGGCCAAGTCATTGAAATCACTAACATTGTGACAACAGATCAATTTGTAGGCTTGAATGATGGCATTTATGGGGTTGATCGTGTTGATAACGATAATATAGATTTAAGCGTATATAGCAGCATTACGGGCGATTTTTCTGATCCCGCACTTGCAACGCCGGGAACATATCTTGGGGGCGGTCGAATAGCTGTAATAGATAATTTCCGCGTTGTAAGTAAAAAATTCAACTTCCTAGATGATGGACAGGCTATCCAATTTGGCTTCGTAGATGTTCTTATGAATACAACTACCGATGGCGCAATTACACTGAACGTTTACATTGATTACAACAACAACGAACCAGTAAATATCATCCCCCAAAACCAAAGTCCTGATACGAATGCGCCCGATACGTTCTTTAATTCTGTTGTGCCAACCTCTTCCCCGGGAGGCATTGATACATCTAAGGCATGGCAGAGAGTATTTTGCGCTGCAAGAGGATCTTTTGTAACGCTGGAATGGACGTTATCTAATTTACAGATGATCGGGCCGGAACAAGAATCAGATGTGCAAATTGATGCTCAAATTTTATGGATGCGGCCCGCCGGTCGCCAATTACCACAAGGGTTTTAAATATGACGTATCAACCAAATAAACCACTTCCCACAGATCTTTTGAGCGATTCACAAAAAGATCTTAAAAATAATTTCACCGTCGCAAATAACGTGATGACGATCGACCATTACCCTTTTGATGATGCTACAGCGAACAAAGGAAGGCATAAGGATGTCCATATCGTCAAAAGAGTTGGCAATCCAGGGGCAACAGCAGGTGCGCAAATTGTCTTTTCAAAAGATTATACACCAGATACAGCAGGCGGCACGGCAGATACACAATTGTTTTCCTTAACAGGGGCGGGAGGACTATCTCAACTTACAGGTAATTCGGCGGCTACAGATGGTTGGAATTGGATTGGAGGAATGTTAATACAATGGGGAAGAAAAACAGGACTTGGAGGGTCATGGCCCACAACAGATCAAACCCTTACATTTAAGAATAGATCAGCGGGGGCAATCCCATTCCCGAATAATTGCTATGCGGTGACAGTTACATTTATCGGCCCTACAAGCAATTCCACAGGTGATATATGTATAAATTCAGTATCTGCTACTAATTTCCATTGGCAATTTACAGGATCTTCAAGTGCGAGTTTTGGTGGCTTCTATTGGATTGCGGTGGGTAACTAATGACATCACAAACAAGTCAGGTATTCGAAAGCTATGTTCCCGTATATGATACAGTACCAGAAACATGGGAAGACGCACGCCCGTTTCTCGTGGAACATCTTAAAAAAATATCTAATGCTGTTAATATTAGAACGATTGGTTGGTATCTTGATGAAGAATTGATTAGCGGATGGCAATTCATACCTGGAACAGGTTTATCGGGTTCGAATCAGCAATTTAGAAGCGTTTTGAGAAAGGTTGTGAATGTTGGCCCTTTGGCAGCGGGCGTAAATCCAGGAATTAATCATGGCATTACATTTGATGCAAATTTTACATTGATCGACTTATGGGTTGCAGGAACCAATTCAGGTACTTTTACAGCACGCAGAATAACAGGAGATGACGTTCTAATGAACGCCACGCAATTAGTTATAACATCTCCACAGAATTTTGATCGTGGGTTTGCGTTCATTGAGTACTGTCAAGAAGTTTAAAGCTTCGCTAAAAGGCATATGGCGTGATATAATAGACCTCCAAACGGAGGTAAATATGATAGAAAAAATTAGATTTGGAAGATTGGTTACAGTTACGAAAATCACTAAACGTGTTAAAAACCCTTATAAACCAGAAACCTGGCTCTGTAAATGTGATTGTGGAAATGAGAAAATTGTTACTGAAACATTTCTTAATACAAGCCCTAAAGCATCTTGTGGATGTTATGAATATAAAACAAAGCGCTCATATGACAGGGAAGACTATTTTGAAGTAATAAAAAATAAAATAAAAGAAAATATAGATATTGATGTAAATGAATGTTGGATATGGCAAGGAAGTAAGCATAGACAAGGATATGGCAGTTTAAGATATAAAAGAAAATATTCATTAGTTCATCGCATAGCATGGGAAGTTTATATTGGTGATATTCCTAAAGGAATGAAGGTCTGTCACAAGTGCGATATGACAAGTTGCTGTAATCCTAAACATCTTTTCCTTGGTACTCAAAAGGATAATGTTAAGGATGGAGCAAATAAAGGAAGATATGATAATAGGAAATTAGGCAAAAGAAGAAATAAATTGATTTTTGAGCAAGTTGAAGAGATAAAAAAATTAAATTCCCATGGAATGACAAGAAAAGAACTTCAGTTGAAGTTTGAAGTAGGTCAAACATGTATCGCAAAGATACTTAATGGAGTATCCTGGAAAACAAATTGGACTAAGGAGCTTTAATATGGCAGGATTTTTTGATTCATTAACAAGTATACCAAAAAAGATTTTTGGTGCTGGTAAAGGTGTTAATCAATTTCTTTGGGGAGATCCGGAAAGACAAGAATATATTTCTCAATTACGGGAAGATCAAATGCCTTTATCCGAACAAGCTGTTCAAGCGGGAATGGGGCCAGGCGCAGGTGGTGCTTATGGAGGGGCAGCTGATTATTATTATGGTAATTTAAGCAACAATCCACTAGATTTCGAAGCCTTTGCAGCTCCTGAAAGAAGATATTTCAATGAGCAAGTTATACCTGGACTTGCTGAACAATTCGCTGGAATGGGGTCAGGGGGATTATCTAGCAGTGGATTTAGAAATGCAGGCATCCAAGCCGGAACCGATCTAACAGAAAGACTAGCCAATATACGTGCAAATCTAAGATCACAATCAGCTCAAGGACTAATGAATATTGGCCAAGCTGGCTTGCAATCTTTTGGAGAGAATACCTTAAGACCTGCGACTGGTGGATTTATGGATAAAATTTTACCCGCAGTTGGAAACTTGATAACCCAAGGTGTTGGTCAGGGATTTAATTCAATGTCGAATTCAGGATTCGGAAAATCCTCACCTTATGGTAATGCCCAATCTAATCAAAATTTAAGAATGCAAGCACAGGGAGTACACGGCTAAAATGGTGCAAATCATCCCACAACAAGGAAGTAAATTCACCAGGGCCGGTCTTGGATTGGGTGAAGGAATCGGAGGGCAAGCTCCTCAAGAAATGCAACAATATCGTCTCTCCCAAGGTTTAAAGGAATTTTCACAAAACGCTGCAAATATGACACCGCTTGAACAGCAAGCTTATATTTCTTCAATCCCTGGCGTTACACCTCAAATGATTCAATCATTTAGTGAACTTGCAAGACAGCAGGCGCAAGCGGGCGCATTAACAAGGGGGATACCTCCAAAGGGTAAGGGAATTCCTCAACCAGAAACTACAACAGGTCAAGTCGAAGCTCCAAAATTTCCCCGTGAATCATTTCAACCAGGAACACAAAAACCAGGACAGCCAACGCCAAGTATAACTACAACAGCCCCGGTGAAGGCAACGATAGAAAATTTTACCCCACCTTCTTACAACGATATTCTGGATAGAGCGGGGCAACTTTATAATACAAATCCTGCCCTTTACAAAAACGATCCAAACAATGCCATTCAAGCCGCTGTTCAAGAATCGCAAATTGAAGAATCTAGAGTTAAATCATTGCAAACACAACGTGGATTGCAACAAAACGTCCAATCGCAAGTGCAGAATGAATTGGCAGCACAAAGAGAAGCATTGAGAGCCGATATTCCAGAAAATGTATATCAAGACATTGAAGATGAAGCATTAGATAGAGTTAAAAAAGGCGATCTTACTGAATTGCAAGCTGCAAAAGAATATGGTAAAGAATTAGATAAAATTTCTAGACAATATAAAGCTCTTGATACGATTGGAACAGGAAAAATAATCACTAAAACACCTTCCGGGAATAAGGAAGCAATCAAGTCTTTACGAGAAGACTTTAAGAAAAGAAACGATCTTGAAAATTTTGCTGATTCATTAATATCGAAAAACAAGCTTTCACCGAGTAAAGCATATTATTTGGCCTACCCAGTATCTGAAGATAAAGAATTAAATAATGCGATTGCAAAAATTCCCAAACTGAAAACGTATCTTCCCTATGAAAAAGAATTCGATCCGAATCAATCTAGAGATAAAACGCTTCAAATAGCCCCTAAGATTGCTCAAGCAATGGGAAAAAAGGGAAGCCCATTAGCGATTGCCGAAGAATTAAAATCACGCGGCTATGATCCTCAAGTATGGATGGAATATCTCGACAAGAATCGTGAAAAACTGGATTTAAGCGAAAGCCAGGGAAGACAACTGTCACAGAAGGGTAGAGACTTTACACCCTCTCTAAATGATCTATGGATGTTTTATTGGTCAGGATTAGACCCAATAGTGGAGCAACAATAATATGCAACCCTATCAACAGGCATCAGAGGAAATTGTTAGACAATCTAAAGAGCCAGGAGAATTATTAAAGAAAGCTGGTAAAGCGGCTGTAGGTGTAGCTGCAACAGCGCCGATTTTAAGCAAAGTTGCAGCATTATTAAATCCATATGTACCAAAAGATTTAGCAACAAAAGGACTGGAAAAAGTTAATCCTACTTTTGGTAAATTTATCAATGGAGCTACACAAACTGGACAATCTCAAGATGCGATATTAGATTTTATCAAAGAAAAGATGCAGGAAACTCCCGAAGAAAAAGAATCGTCAAAGAAGCCCCCTCAACAAGGAAATATAATTCGACAATATTCCGATAAGCTTCACGCATTCATTGAAAGCAAAATCAAAGAAGGCAAACTTCCAATGGCAGCCGGCCATATAGCAAGAGGGCACAAAGAATTTGATTCTATAATCCGAAAAATGGAAAAAGATTACAAAACCGATTGGCCTTCTATTCTGGAAAGCATTTATGGAAGGGGGGAAAAGGCACAAGGACAAAAACAGCAAACGCAGCAAATGCAACAGCCACAACAAACTCAATCCGGCCAAGGCCAGCAAGCATTAATGAATATCCTTCAAAAAATTCAGCAGTCTAGAGGCGGTGGAGCTTGAATCCGCGCCAAGAATTGCAAGCACTCGAACAACTTCTAGATCAGCTTTTAAAAGGCATTCAAGACGTATTGCAATCTGGTGAAATTCTTAGCGATGAATTTCAAATGATGCTTGCGCAGGAATTGACAGCAACAACAGATCGGATAGATCAATTACAAGTAGAATTGCAACAAGCTCCAGTTGAAGGTTTAACCCCACCAATTGAACCAGGGATGGAATCAAGCAATGTAGAAGGTTTTGCATATGATCCGGAAATGCAAAAATTATTCGTCAGGTTCCTGGGTAAATATCCAGATCGCAATGGGCCGATCTATTCTTATGAAGGTGTTCCCAATGTCATATTCGATCTATTCCAAAAAGGCGCAATACCTGCCCGAACAGATGGACAGAATGCTTGGGGTAAGTGGTGGAAAGGGAAGGTTCCGTCAATGGGCGCATCCATGTATACTTTGATAAAGGGCGGTGGATATCCCTATCAAAAAGTTTCCTAAATATTTCTAAAAAATATAAAAAGAATAAGATTTCCTAATATTTGCAAAAATATTTCAATATTCATGACTATAATAGCGAAAATACTAACAACAAAACACTTTAATATAAATTCTTTCATTATTTTCTACCCTCTTTTAACATGTCATAAATCATCATTTGCACTGTATCCATTCTTACATTAGCCGCATCTAAGCGAACATTAGCCGCATCTACTCGATGGCTTGTAGAAATCATAAAACTTAACATAAATGCGCCGATTGCCAAATTCACACCAATAATTGCCAGTGTATCGGCATGATCTTTAAAGAATCCCATTTTATTTCCTTCCATTATCCCTCACTCCTTTTCATTTTTTCTTCTTTGATGGCATCAGCTAAACTTTTCCCTGTAGCAAGCATAAACATTCTCTCATCTAAAAGATCCATACGTTTTTCAAGGCGATCAATATGGGAATTGATGTCGGTTTTAAAATTTCTAATAATCATATAGACTGAACTTATGGTCGTTATGCCTGTTCCAATTACTGTGAAATCAATTATGAATTCCATAAATTATACCCCTATTTTCCTTTATTTTTTTCTTCAATAGCACACAGTCTTCCATGAAAATCCTTCATTTCTTTTTGAATATCATTATGAAAAGACAACATCATATTCTGAATATCCCTTCGATCAGCATTTCCCTCAGTCCTTATCCATAAGACCATCGAAATTGAAATTGCTGCGTTTGCGAAAATGATAGCCAAAACTTGAAACCATGCTTCGGTCATAATCTTTACCTATTTTTTCTCAACTTTAAAAATTTTAACATTCTCTTGTTGTTTATTAATATATTCTGAAACGATTATGTTCGTCATCTCAGTCATTGATATATTTTCAATAGCGCAATATACCTTGTATTTACGAAAAAGCTCATCTCGTAACTTGATGCGGATTATACGTTCTTCATTCATTTAATGCCTTTTGTCACTATATGATCATTATACATAACACCCTAATTAATTTCAATGATTTTCCTTTCAAAAAAAAATCTTATGTAATAATTTCAAATTCAAACAACAAGGAGATCCTTATGACATCATTTTACAATAGCTCAGATATAGATGGCGTAGACCCAAACACCTTTCCAACATATGTCAATGCACAAAGAGCCCCTACAACAAATGATAAAATGATTCCAGGATCTCGTTGGCAGGATAACAGCGCTTCTCCTTCTATTATATATGAAACCACAGGTTCTGGCGTATGGATAAGTGGGGGCAATGCTTATGCCACAACAACAACGGCAGGTATTGTACAACTGTCTTCTACAATAGTTGGCGATGCTTCTTCTACGACATTAGTTCCTTCAGTAAAAGAAATTAAAGATTATGTTGATGCTGTAGCTATTGCAGGCGCTCCAATTGCTCAAACAGGTGTTACAGGTATTACAAACCTTGCAACAAATGCTCAGGCAGTAGCTGGAACGGCTACAGTTCCTGGTGTTACGGCTTTAGCTGTTCAACCAAGTAACTTAGCGTCAGTTTTTGCAGCACCTCCCGCAATCGGAGGAACTACACCCGCCGCTGGTACATTTACAGCAGTTGTGGGAACTACGGCTCACTTTACAGGTCTAATAACAGGTGATGCTAGCGCTACAATTACAACGGGCGCCACAGCATTAAATTTAGCTTCAGACGCATCTACAGGCGCTGTAAATATCGGTACAGGCGCAGGAGCTAGAACTATCACAATCGGCAACGTAACAGGTGCCACCGCAATAGCTGTCAATACGGGTACGGGCAGTTTTACAGTAACTTCAACTGGAACGGGTGATATTATCCTGAATTCTGCTGATACGGTTCTGATTGATTCATCAGGTGTTTTGGAACTTAATTCTTCGGCGGGTGTCATTGGGATTGGGAATGATGCCGTAGCACAAAATATCAATGTAGGCACTGGGGCAGCTGCAAGAATTATTACGTTGGGTAACTCTACAGGTGCCACTCAAGTTGTATTAAATGGGGGTACAGCAGGGACTTCTATTTCTGGAAATGCGATTGCGCAACCAGTTGTTATCGGTAACCAAACAGGTGGAACAAGCGTAACTGTAGATTCTGGAACTGGAGCCATCAATATCGGTACGGCAATCGCCAAGACTATCACGATTGGTAACGTAACGGGTGCTACAGCCGTTAATATTAATGCAGGTACAGGCGGTTCAACTTGGACAACCACCAACGCAACTCTCGCCTTGGTTTCCGGAACAGGCGCAATTAATATCGGTACTGACGCAGCAGCTCATACAATCACCCTTGGCAACTCAACAGGTGCTACAGCAATTTCATTAAATGCGGGAACGGGAGCGTTAAACGTTGGCACAAACGCGATTGCCCATACCGTCACAATCGGCAACGTAACAGGTGCCACCGCTGTTAATATTAATACAGGTACAGGCGGAACAACCCTAACGACAACGAATGGAATTTTTTCTCTTCTTACAGGAACTGGAACGATTTCAATCGGTGCGGACGCAGCTGACCATACCATCAATATTGGTAACTCAACAGGCGCAACCCCAGTCTCTCTTAATGCGGGTACTTCTGGAGTCAATATTGGCACAAACGCGATTGCCCATACCGTCACAATCGGCAACGTAACAGGTGCGACGGCTATTACAATCAATTCTGGTACAGGGGCTAACCTATGGACAACAACTAACGCAAGTTGGGGATTATCTACTGGGACTGGAGCGATTAATATAGGTACAGATGCCGCCGCTAAAACTATCACAGTTGGCAACGTAACAGGTGCCACCGCGATTACTCATAACAGCGGAACAGGCGCTAACTTATGGACAACAACCAATGCCTCTTGGGGTCTCTCGACTGGCACGGGCGCAATCAACGTTGGTACAGATGCCGCCGCTAAAACTATCACTATTGGAAATGTAACAGGCGCAACAGCTGTTAACATAAATACCGGAACAGGCGGAACTACCCACACAACCACTAACGGCATCTTTACCTTGGCCACGGGAACGGGCGCAATAACCATCAGTGGAGATGCAGCGGCCACAACTTTAACAATTGGAACGGGTGGCGCGGCTAAAACTGTAACTCTAGGTTCTACTAATACAACATCAACTACTACGATTCAGGCAGGCTCTGGAGGGGTCAATCTAACGGGTAACGTTAATTTAACCAGCGTTGCCACAAAGATTTCATATAATGGCGGCGCTGTGACCGACTTTATTGGAAGTGCAGTCTTAGTACTTGGAACGGTAACAGTCGCATGTACAGGTATCGCGGCTACCGATCGGATATTCTTGAGCAGGTCAGCAGCAAACGGATCAGTGACACTTGGGGAACTCACGTATACTATAAGCGCGGGAGCTTCATTTACCATCACTAGTCTAATACTTGGCACACCTGCGAGCACGCAGACCGCTGATGTCAGTACCGTTACATATATTATATTTGGCCAAACCTAAATATTTGGCAAAATCCTCTTCTAAGCTAAGATATTATTAGTTTAGTAGAGGATTCAGTAAAAAGAATTTCATAGAAAGGTGAATACATGGTCGAAGCACACAACAAAACAATTCTACAAGTGAAAAAAGACGAAAGAGTACACAGATATGAATGCGATTGCAATGCCAGTCTTGGAGAGCTTCATGATGTTATGTGTGAAATGCTCAATTTTGTAATCAACAAAATCAATGAAAATAGACCCCTAGAGAAGAGCGTAGAAGAACCAAAAGTTGAAAACATAGGTTAAAAATGGCTGAAGAACTTTCTTGCGTCCAATGTGTGACAAAATCAATATTTAATCCTGGATCGCTCACAGGTACATATCAAGCAATGAATGGATCGGGCTTTACTGATGATGTGAAAATATGGAAAATGTATAACGGATCATCTACCGTTGCTATTGATATTTCATTAGATGGCGTTACAGATCATGATTTCATCCCTCCGCTTGGCACATTGATTGTTGATTTTCAAACGAATCATAGCGCTAAAACAACTTATGGAAATGGTACTTTGTATTTACGCAAAGGACAGATCATTTTCGGCAAGACGGCAGAACAGCCGACATGGCTTCAAATTATCGGATTTAGGTAAATAATGAGCCAGTTTTGGATAGGAAATACATCTTCATCATCTTTTCAGCCAAATACGACTGTCAATATTTTCGATGATTTTCTGAGTAATAGTTCGTCAGACAACGGCTATTTAAATTGGTTAGAGGGCGAAACAAATGCCTTTATAAGTGAAGGGGGATCGTCTACCCATCCAGGCTTGATAGCTATCTCATCAGGTTTATCAGTAAATATCAGTCTTTTTTTAGGAGATTCTTCCTTTATTGATTTTCCTATTGTTTTGGGGGGAGGGTCTTATTCTATAAACTGGGTAACCAGTCTCGTTACATTATCTGAAGTTGCCAATAGATATACAAATCAACAAGGTATGATGGATGGTGTTGAGGTAGCTACCACAAATGGGGTTTATTTTAGCTATTCAGATAATGTTAATGGCGGAAAATGGCTTCTGAATTGTACTAACGGAGGAATAACAACTACTGTTGACTCTGGGACTTTAGCTATAACAGGTTTTGTAAATCTAGGATTTGTCGTTAGTGCAAATGGTGGTAGCGTTTCTTTTACAATCAATGGAGCCTCTGTCGGGACGGCTATTACTACCAACATTCCCACATTGAATATAGGGCCAATGTATAAAATGTTAAGCACAAGCGGAACACTTCCACAATCCCAAGTAGACTTATTTTACATGACCTATACCCTTAATTCGGCGAGATAAAACCATGAGTCAATTTTGGGCAGGATCTACAGCTGGAAGTTTACCTCCATCAGTATCAGAAGAATTCGACACACAGAATGGAAATGCAGTACCTTTGGCGCATATTCTTATTGTAAATGGTTTTGATTCCACTGAAAATAATGCTAATGGGATAATAACCAAAGGCGGAGTAGCAGGAACGGGCGTATCTAATGAAGTTGATATAGTTCTCACAAATAGATATCAGCAAACATCAACAACAAGCGATGGTCTTGGCCAAACTCAAATTATTACTATTTTATCCGCACTTTCCGCAGGCACATATACCCTTGATATATCTATAGCCGCTTTTGATTCTGTAACACCTGCAGGAAATGGCTACACAATAGTCGGCGCTGTAAGAAGTACAGGAGCTGCAACAGTTCTGATACCTAATCAACAGAAAGATTCTTTTGAAGAAAATGTAGGCTCAAACGCTGTAATGGGAGTGAGTGGGAATACAATTATCGTTACGCTTACAGGTATTGCGGGGAAAATCTATAATTGGAATATTACGGGAACTTACACTTTAGCTTCATAGGTAAAAAATGCCAGGTTTCGCAAACGGTCCTAGTGGAAATTCGATCATTTGGTCGGATAACGTTGACTTTTCAGGTGCAGTTATACCTACAGAAACTGTTAGCATAAACGGGCAATTGCTTATCGGCTCCACATCTACCCCAAATATTAAAGTGGGGTCAATAACATCTCCAAATAGTTCAGTGACTGTTGGGTATTCGTCGCCTAACATCACATTAGTGGCGGGCGCTAGCGTTCCTTTAACATTTACTGAAGATTCAGGATCTGCCGTTGCTGCGGCTAATAATCTGAATATATTAGGACAGCAAGCAGGTACAATAGCCGTGATGGGTACGATCGGAGCGGCTAGTACAGTACAAGTAGAAAATCGTAGCTGGCTTACTCCTTTAGTGGTTGATCCATCCGCAACAGTTGGTTTGCGTGGTACATTTGCAACAATTGCGTCTGCGCTAACAGCCGCATCATCCGGACAAACGATTTTCATTCGCCCAGGGACATACACAGAAAACATAACACTGAAAAGCGGTGTAAACTTAACAGCATGGGATACCGATTCCTTTACACCAACGGTTTCTGTTGTTGGCCTTGCCACTCTAGCAGCATCAGGAACAGTAAATATTTCCGGAATACAATTCACCAATAATGGAAGCAATAACATATTTAACGGCGTTGGCACATCAACCGTCATGAATTTTACGAAGTGCAAAGTTACTCAAACTGATGGAAGCGCAAACACTTTCGTCGTTTCAGGATCAAGCACCACCGCTGTATTTACGTTTTATGATTGCAATTTCGCATATGGCACAAACTCCGGAAATTTGATAAGAAATCTGGGCGGAGCATCTTTTACATTTAGAAATTGCAATGTAACTGGAACAGGAACAGGAACAAAATTTAACTGCAATACATCAGGCGATAGCTTAACTCTATGGAATTGCGATATTCAAGGCATTGTGACTCTTTCAAGTAACGGCACAAACAACATTATCAACACCAAAATCGATGGATCGGCGAATAATGCTGTCGCGGTAACCGGTGCATGTAATGCGATAGGTAGTTATTTCCTTTCTGGAACAAATAATGCTTTTACATCCTCTGCTGGCACAGCAAACATTCTCAATACAACCATTGACTCTACAAATACAACTCCGCTAACCACATCAGGCACTCTGAATTATTCAGGGCTTGTCTTTTCGAATACTGGTATCACTGTAAGTAACGCCGCTGGCACCGTAAACACTCTCCCAGGGCAAATAGTGACCATTACAGGCTCTTTGACGAATGCCCAAATCAAAGCATTGCACGGAACTCCGGTTTCGGTTATTCCAGCACCAGGTTCTGGTAAAGTAATTCAAGTCGTCTCAGCATCGGCAAAGATGGTATACGGCGGCACAAACGTTTTTACTGCTGGTGCAGCACAGACCATCAATTTATATTATGGAACAGCCACCAGCATTGCAGCCGTTTTGACTAACGCTGAAATTGTAGCATCCGCAACACAATTCAATGGTGTGAATGCTCTTGCAACATTTGGCGGCGCAAATACTGGTTTCGACAATACTGTTGTTAATCTGTATAATCCAATAGCCACAGAGATCACAGGAAACGCCGCTAACAATAATACCGTGACCTATCAAATCACCTACCAAGTTGTGGCTATTTAACCATATGATCGATGAAATCCATCTAATGATCAAGCCAGAGCATCGGCTTATGCAGACTAAACACATTCTACAATGTGTTCAGGATGTCATGGAAAGCACATCAGAGTATTACCTGGTCAACAAATTCTCCCGCGTGGATTTATTGGACAAAATTATTGAAATTATTCAACATGAGCGCGAACTACTGAAAAAGGAAAACTCAACATGCTAAGACTTTGCATACTTGTAATATTACTTACATCATGCTCCATGATACCTCCAGAAGACGAAAAGATCATATTTAACGATTTCGAGAAAGTTGAAGACGACATCATCCAAGCCGAGTTAGAAAGATCGCAACAGCTTTCTAACACAGCTGATAAAGGGAAAAAAACAATATGACACATAAAAAAATCATGGAAAAAGCATCCAAAGATCTAAAAAAAGACGCTTCTAAATACTCCAAAGAAGCGAAACACGAGAAATCGAAAGTAAAGAAAAAACACGAGTTAATCGAGAAGCGGGAAGCACTCAGTGCATCTAAAGATATGTCGCGCCGTGCGAAAAAGGCTCACGAATAATCCTAAGATGAGGGGAATAGTCATAATCTCATTGAATATAGCGTTGCTTTTTCTACTATTTCTCGTTAGCGCGTGCACCCTGAACGTAGTCTTAACACAGTCGTCAGATTCAACCGATGCAGTCGATGCCGATCCGGAAACAGAAGCGGAGGCAGATATTAAAATCCCACCATTAGGATATTTATGAAAGGCAAAGAAGTCAGGAAGAAGAAAGTTGCTAAGGTGATGCGCGAGGGCTATGAAGGAAAATTACATAGCGGGTCTAAAAAGGGTCCGATTGTGACCAATCCTGCTCAAATGAAAGCAATTGCCATGTCAGAAAGCGGCCAATCAAAGAAAAAGAAGAAATAGCCTAAACTTCTGACTTCTTAATCCGATCACCCAAATCCTGACTTGCTGGCGATGCTACCAATTCGGTAGATTTTGGTAATAAATTGGTAGGAACAGGTTTTCCTTTCGTTTCTTTTTCAACGATCACATCCCTGCCACAGAAAACGTATTTTAAAGCCTTCCAGCAGCTTTTTTCTTCAGTCTGAGGGTATTTCATCGGATCACGGATTTTCATCACTGGCGGGGTTGTCATTAGGTTCCTTTTGGATTTCCGGTAATTTCCATCATATCGTCGACATCACCAATATGATTCATATTGTATCCCTTAAAAGCGCAGCGCCAGGGTTTCACCAAAACACAAAATTTATGTTTTCCCTGCGCTGCTAGATTTTTGTAAGAACTCATCAAGCAGTAATTTCGCTTCGTCAAACGAGAGTCCAAAATTACGTTGGAGCAATGTGATTGACAGCTTGCCATATTTACGCTTGAGCGCGCGTATGATAGATAACACGTCTTTTAACTTAATCATTTCTTTTTATGTGAATCCAATACGAATTGATACATCAAATCTTTGGCGCGCCTTTCTTCTTTAAGCTCATTGATAAGGCCGTGGATGTCCTGATTCATCATCTCCAGTTTTTCACTCATGCCACCGATCTTTAATTCGAGTCGCTTTTCAATCATTGCAAACATCCAGTAATTGAATGCACAAAGACCGCCAAGCATTCCGAGGGCAGCGTAAACACCTTGATAAAATTCGTTCATAATTTCTCCTTATCGCAAGCTTGTGGAAATGCCCAGTGGGTTACATCATGTAAAAATCTATTCGTTTCACAACTTTGAAAATGTGATAACTTTTCTTTTGTATAAAAACTTAGCCACTGCATTTGATCGTGATGAAAATTAACTTTTTCTATACTTCCATTTTCCCTTTTGACCATTAAGACGCAGAGATATTCAGGAATCCTGTCTTTCACGTCTATCCATTCCATGTATTACCCCACCGCTATTTCTTTTTGTACTTCATCATTCTTAAAATTCATCCAGTAGATAAAATCTTCGACTACAACTTTTTTAGAAATATTATTTTCTTCACATAAACTTTTTATCACTATTGTTAAGGCGTGTATTTTTTCTGCATGGTCAAAATTAGTAGGCATGTTCATTATCTCTCCTTTGATTGAAAACTCTTTTAACGTCTGACATGATTCCTTCTATTATAAAACGCCTGTTTTCGTTATAAGCCGGATACAGGCATCCGAGGCATTGACTAGTTAACCAAGAGTTTGCCCAGTTTATAGGGGCCGTTTCACATCTTGCGATGTCCAGGTGAGGCCATACACTGGTTCCTAGGAAATCCTTTTAACGTCTGATAAGCTTCGTTATGTTTTTTAAGAAGCGCCCACATCAAATATGAGCCGTTTCAACAAAAACACATTTCAAAAAGCTTGATGTATGAAATATAACATTCAGGCAAAAATCACTCATTTTCTTTGTGACACAGCTCTGCCGGCATGATATTTTTCAGCACAAGCACCGTTTTTATAATGGTGATATCCTTTTCCAGCGCATTGAATTTGCCATTCATCCAAAGCATAGCAGCTCCAAATGCACCCAAAATAATGACAGTATCCACATGTTTTTTCATCCACTCCATAAAACCCCCTTATAAAAACGTCCTAAACCTTGGCTTTAACATCCCATCTTCAGTATAGATGCCCCTGCTTTGCATATCAGCCCGCATTTTATCCTTCAGTTCCAGCATCATTTTCGGGTTCGCATCAAAAATTGGTTCATACGCCTCAACAAACTCGTGAGCAGCTTCGAGTGTTAGAAATGTAACACTTACTGAATATTCAGGATAAGCATTTTTACGAAATCTTACTTTGTAGGTAACGCGGCCGTTCTTATAGATCCGCTTTTGGATGTTGGCCATAAATCTCTTTGATTTTGTCTATCGCCTTTTTCAATGTCTCATAACTCCAATATCTATTCCTTGCCTCATCTATAGTAAGTTTTACATTCTCCCACATATCCAGAGACGGGTCGAACCTGTGAAAAAATGCATTCAATTTCATGTCTTGCCAAGAAGGCTTCATATCATCAACCATGCTCACCGTAAATACTTCCTGTCTGGGTATTTGGAATCTGGATTATAGGAAAAGTCAAGGTAACAGCAATATTCTTTTGATTCTTCAAAACATTTTTCACACAAGACAAACCCTCTTTTTTTAGGATTCTTTTTTAGGTATTCTTCGGTCATTTTATCGCATAAATCACACATAATTTACCTATCGTAAATACTTCCTGTCTGGGTTATCAGAGGGTAAACCCTCAGTCCTTAATTTATATTCTCGATTCTGTTTATTCCTGCATTCCTTGCATCTATTCTGAACGCCTGTTTTCTTGTGGTTAGAGATAAATTCCCATTGGTATTTTTCCTTTCCACAAATCGCACAGGTTACTTTTTTCCATTCCATATGTCACTTCTTCGCCGGCGGTGCCCAGCTGTTAAAAATATGACGAAACCGCTTCTTGTTCACCTCGTCCATAAACGCACGCCTGGATGCTTCCTGCTGCTCTTTTATCCAGCTTTCGGCAAATGCCATAGCCCTATCGTCAACATCAGAATTTAAAAGAACAGACGGGCTTCTCCTGATTGGGATTGGGCTATCGTATGTTTTCCTGTCTTTGGTGTAGTAGTCAACTGTTGCTTTTGGAACAACCCATTTCACTTCTGCCGACATATTACCCCTCTACGATGTTCCAATATTCAACGTTATCTTTTCTATATTTATTCAAATCCACATCATCAAGCTGTGGGATCGCATCATAATTCACAGCACCCCGTCTGACCCTTTTGGATAGCTTTATGCCTCCACCGATCGAACTCTGCCCGTGTGACAGTGAAATTAATGCATCCCTTAGATCTTCTTCCTTTTCCTTGAGCTTCTTTAATTCTTTGCTGGTCGCAACCCAGTCGGACGCGATATCGCACCATGTTGGGTCTGCCTTGAATTGATAATCGCGCTTGGTTAACGGGGGAGGGGTGAAGTTTTCTATACATTCCCAAAATTCCGCCTCCTTTTTCAAAAGATCATCAATGTAACCTTGATCCCTTTTAACCTTAATCATGACTGTATCGCCTGGCTGGTAAGAAAAATAATAGCAGTCAGGTAATCCGCAAACCTCCATTTGGTGCTGCATCTGCGCATAATGATTCGGCGGGATATTTCCCTCTTTGGCTATGTTGTGGTTCTTGTCACCGTTGCATTTTAGCTCAACGATCACCTTTCCGTCAGTGCTACGACCATCTAAAGAAGCGGCCATGTAGGGGATCTTGGGATGCACTGTTACATAAGGAACAACGATAACCCCTAACATATCGATGAACTCGTTACGTGCCTTTTCTTCATTCTCAGAGCCATAACGCATCGCGCTGTTAACGGGGGGTTCGCGCAGACCCATCTTTTCTTCGAAGAGCTGATATTGGGTTTTGTAGGGGCATACACCCATTATTGCGGGGCAGTCTGACGCGCCAATTACCTTTAGTCTCCACGCTTTCCAGGTTTCCGTCCCTTGAATTAGATATGCGACCATGTTTTTCTCCTTGCAATACTTTCGATACTAGATTTATATACTCCAAAAAAATTTGCAATTTCTGATTTTTTATAGCCATTATCGCAAAGAAAACGTATGCATTTAACTTTATCGTCATTAAGTTTTGCTTTTCTGTTTTTTTCACCGAGACTTCCTTTCCTTTTGTCAGGCCCCACAGCTAATCTACCCTTAGAAGAGGCGTCAAGAATATTGTCTTTATTAGTTCCTAGGAATAAATGTTCAGGATTTATGCATGATGGATTATCGCAATGATGACAGACAAACATACCTTTTGGTATTGATCCTTTAAAAACTCTGTAAGAGGATCTATGCGCTCTCTGATCACCATATCCCATCCCACATGTGCCATACCCATTTTTATCTTTACCTCGCTGCCAATCCCAACAACCCTCAGGGGTTACTTTCATGTTCTCAACAAGCCTTTCTTTTGTTCTGGATATTAGTAGAAGACGTCTATATTGGCGGCTACATCCACAAGTAAGAGTATTGCCTCTTGTAAGACATTCTTCAGCAATTGATTTTTCATTTCCACAATCACACTTACACAGCCAATAATATCTATAACCTCTTTTATGGGAGATCTTAAGAGCGGTAAGGCTTCCATATTTATTACCAACTAAGGATCTTTTATATTTAGAGCAACCACAAGATAAGACAGCCGCTCTACCGCGATTTAATTCAGACGTAGAGATAATTCTTGGATTACCACATTCACATTGTGTTTCCCAGCAATAAAGCCCTGACGCGCTTTGATGGGAAAATTTGACAACTGTCAACTTCCCCACTTTTAAACCTACTAAAGATTTAGGAGGGCGTTTCATTCCCATTTCCTGACCTTCGTTTATCGCGTTCTTTTATCGCTGCCGATTTAATCCTTTCATATAGCTCAATTGTTAATTCCCCAAAAGAGCGAATTGGAGGAGCGAAGCCGTGTAAGACGTCCATTACCTTCTTGCTGTAATCTTCACCACATTCATCAATGATTAAATTTAGCTCTCTAATCATTTCTGGGGTCATCTTGAATTGAGGAGGAGGTGTTGCTTTTGAAGCATTACCATCATCGTCTTCATCACCGGAAACAACACCCACGGCCGCGCATAGAGCATAACGCTTGCCATAAGAAATAGCTGAGCCTACGCCATGAGCATCTTTTTTAGATAAAGGAACGTTAAGGGGGCCAAATTCAACCCACTGACCGGAAGAATGGACGATGCGTGTTGTAATACAAACAAAGCCTTCTTCTGTGGTTACGTTCTGCCAAATAGTGAGTCCATTGGCAGTCATTGGCCCACGTATGGCTTCCCATATGGAAGAAATGTCACTGTAACGGCTTTTAAAATGCGGATTAACCGAATCTTTAGCCGCGGGCTTCATTTCTGACTGTGCCAAGGACATCGCCTTGGCTATCTCGTTGATCTGTTCGCTAGTCCTCATCATTCACCTTCCATTACTTTTTCAATGACCGACAGCCTCGCATGATGATCCTTAACGCAATGATGCAGCTCGGATATCTCTTTGCGTATCTCTCTAATGTCTGTCATGCAGACACTCATGAAGAATATGCAGAGACCCCAAGTCCCTGCAAATCCTCCTCCCAATATCCAAAGTAAAACTTGTAATTCCATGTTAATCCTCGTAGGGTTCATCTTCTCTGCTATGATACTCAACATATTCATCAAGCATCCGTAAAATAGTCCACGCCTCAATACTACCAAGTGGCCATAAAGGGGACACGTTATTCCAGCTGTTCCGGTCGGCCTCGTACGACAAATACGCCTGGGCCATTATTTCGGCTAGCTGTTCGTACTGTGGCACGGGATAGTCCCTTCTGAAACTTTCAAGATGATTTAGCCGATCCATTTCGAGGGATCTCATTGCTTCATCTTCATCATAGGGCGGGGCATCTGGTTCTAACAGTGATTGGTACATATTCCGCCTATCTTCTGAAGTTATGTAATGCTTGATTTTGCTGCTGTATTCTCTGTAAATCAAGCATTTGCTGCTGGATTCGCACTTGCCTTCTTAGTAATTCTTGCTGTTCTTCGGCACGATTGCGATCATAGGCATCATTTTGCGACTCATATTGCCAACTTGGCGAGATTGGCACTAAAGAAGGAGGAGGTGGAATAATTACGATTGCAAAAGCATTAGCTGATGCCATCATCAACATCAAAACGATTAACCTTTTCATATAGACTCCTTGTTAAGGGGCGCAACACCCCGTTGTTTAATATCTGACGATTTCTATAGCCAACACATTGTAAGCTTCATATATAGCCATATCGCGCTCGGCATTCAGTAAATTTGCCATCATAGGAAGTTTTTTATCCATACTATCTATGAAATTCTCAACTGCTACGGTCTTAACTTTAGACATTTCACTCTCCTTAGTGTTATTTATCTAACATCCGTCTCAACCTGCTCGCTTTGGCGGGCGAGTCACCAGGGAGTCGTTTGCTTGATAACACCAATATAGCATAACCGTTTCTTTTATTACAACGAAAAAGCGTATAAAAAGATACACTTGACAATCTTTTCTCACAAATGTATACTTTATAACGATAGGAGGCCCTCCAATGCTACTTAAAGAATGGTTAGAGCAAAACAACTTGAATATTACGGCATTTGCCAAAAATATTGAATATGAACGCGTATACATCTCTGTATGCATGCACGGGCACAGAAAGCCTGGAAAGAAATTTATCAACGCTGTTGAAAAGTTTACATGCGGGCTTGTCAAAAAAGAGGATTGGAACGGTCTTAAAAAAGACAATAATGACCAAATGCAATTCAATTTTCAACGAGATGAAAAAGGAAAATTCACAAAAAAGGAAGCAAAATGAATGAAGACTAGTTTGTAAAATTTTTAAAGAGATTAACGGAGTGTTGGGAGATGTACAATGACGAAGATTCTCCTCCGAATCGCGAAATTCAGATGTGGAGGCAGCGATTTATCGAAGAATATAAACTTGATAATTTTGGAAAGGAAATTTTCCTTTCATTCGATTCACAATATTTCATGATAAGAACACCAGAGGATCACCTGAAAGACTTAATAGAACATAAGGAAACCAAATGAACACACTAGAATTCTTAGACTACATACCAGCTTCAAAAGATGACCGCCACTTAGGTGTTGCTTCCATCAAATGGGGAGGGCTTATCTTACGATTCAAAGCCCAAAATCGAACAGATGGGAAAGGCTTCTTCATAACCACAGCATCATTCAAAATCAAAGATCCCGTTACATTAGATGAGAAATATGTCCAAGCGTTTGACATTGACTCACGAAGTGAACATGACCGCATTATCAATTTTGTGACCACACACGTCAGATCTCGCATGGGCATGACATCTGTCCACAATGTCAATGTAGATGCTCATTATGCACAGCAGAAAGCGTCTTTACCGCTTGAGTATCCCGAACAAGTTCAACAAAATTTACCATTTTAATAAAAAGACGGGCCAGGTGTTGCGCCCTGGCCCTCACCCTAAAGAGAGGAGTGTAATGAAAAGTACATCCCCATAATACATTTCTAAAATTTAACGAAAAGAAAAATGAGAGCAAAATGATACCACCGATTCGACTTGCCTGTAAAGTCAAATTTGAGTAAGGTGTAAAAAGAAAAGACCCGATTTGCCGTCGGGTCTTTAGTAATCTTCCGCACAAAGCGAAAGGATATCATGGTAGATATCCCAATTCTAGCGGAAGCCTGCGTTAACTGCAATAGCTAATGTAAGGTTTTTTCGTGTCAGGTTATATCAGACTCCCAAGATCCCTTAGAACAGATCCACAGTGGCGTGAATTCAGTGCAAAAGAAAGACATGTCTTTGAGGAACTTTACCATCGAATGGCTTTTTCAATCTTAGAACTTGATGACCATGGGAAAATGATTGTGGTTCATCCAGGTCAATTATTGACCACTTATCGCCAAATCGCTGATTGGTGTAATGATTCCAGGCCTTCAGATTGGCGAGATGAAAAACAGCCAGAAAAAATCATAAAGTTTGAGAAAAATTTCATTCATAGATTTTTGCAGAAATTGGAAAGATGCCAAAAAGTGAGACAGGAAGTGAGACACATTAAAACAATCGTCACTATAGTATACGATGGTTTCATTAAAAATAGTGAGACAGGAAGTGAGACTAGAGTGGGACAAGAGTGGGACACAAAAGAAGAAAGACAAGAAAGAAAAGAAGGATATTTAGTTAACCCCCCTACCCCCCAAAAGGGGGGCCGCCCTATCGGGCGGGTCGGTCGGTCTAATATAAAAAACCAAAAGGAAGAAATGGAACAAGAGCATGAACCCAAGTTGACCTTCAGGACAAAAAGATCACCTGGTGCAGCATTTATTACCTACAAGCGCCTGCATGAATCTTTGCTTAAGGAAATGTACACATTTGAGCAAATTGAAACAGCGATAGAGACATTTAAAGTGCAAAACCCTAAAATAGGCGGCTCAGACCCAATAAGTTATATAAAATCTATTATTGAAAATCAGATCAAGGAGTTATCCAATGGCAGCACCAAGCATAGAAGTAAGAAAAATTCTGTATCGAGGGAATTATCAGATTTTACCGAATCCACTACAGATTGGGGATATCTCCGATCACAAGCCCACGGGAGGTAAAGCAGCTAAGATTTTCGGACATGTTTGCCCAAGATGCCAAGGCAATTTAGGTCACATCTTCCGCGAAGAAGATGGTTGGCTCTGGTTTTGTGGTACTTCTTCTTGTTTAACCGATGATGTTAGCTATCAGCAGAAAGATAAAAAAGAAACGAAAGATTCTGAAGATGCCTCCCAAGTTTTTTCTATTGGACCTAAGTTTTACGGAGTATCCCTTGCAAAATGGAGGGCAGAGCCAAACCATCAAAGCCTTATCAGCGCATGGATAAAGAAGCCTGAGAATTTTCTGATCGTGCAGGGGATGCCAAAGACAGGAAAGACCTTTCTTTGTGTTGCTTTAGCTAACCATTTCCTTAGTCAAAAGCAAGAATTTTTCTACCTTAGGGCTAATCGTTTCTTTGAGAATATTCAGCAGGCGATCAATAGTGGGCGCTTGCAGCATGAGGCTGTGAGAAACATGGCATCAAAAAGGCTAATTGCGTTTGATGGATTAGGCGAACACTCTTCCTCGGAATGGCACAAAGAGATGCTTTTCGAATTCTTTGATTACCGCACAGCGAATCTTTTGCCAACGATTGTTACAACCTCTTACAATTGGGGACAGCTTCAGGACACTTTTGGAAAGTCGATTTATTCCCGTTTGAATGACGAGCAAAACATAAAAATTACGGTGTTGCATAGATGACATACGAAGAATTTAAGAAAACATTGATTGAGTCGTTATCTTCAGATAAACGATTGCTTGTCGGTGCTCATGTATTCGACACTATGGCTAAATCGCTATACGAACTTTTGTTTGAAGAAGGTAATAAAGAAGAAAAGCGAGAAACATATAAGCTTTATTATGAGAACTTTATGCATTATCTGGATCATTCCGATT